CGAGCCGAAGCGATACCAGCGTTGCTACCACAAGGACTACATCCCAGAAGGGATGGAGGAACACTACAACGGCAAGTGGGTCAAGTGGGAGGACTACGCCAGCCTCAAGGCCGAGTTTGATTTGCTGGACGAAAGCATAAAGCTCGGCCCGTCCACAATTCCCGTAAGCCGTGGTTATTATTTATGGAAAGAAAGCGAACAGTGCGCCCTCCGGGAAGAGAACGCCCGCCTCAAGGCCGATAACAATCGCCTTAAGGAAGCGATTGCAGACTCTTACAAGGCCGTAGATGAAATGGAGAAAAAGTTTAAAGAGTTAGAGGCTGAGTTTGAAATGCATCCTATGGCTGCCGAGAACGCCCGCCTCAAGAAACAGGTTGAGAGGCTGACCAAGGCAATCGACACGCTTATTGAAGCAGGAGACGATATGGCTAAAGATGAATGCAGTCGTGTTTCATATCGTGATTGGGAAGCCGCAACAATCGCCGCCAAGGAGGGCAAGTCCCAGCCATGAGCGAGAAACCGCCGTTTGATATGAACCCGTTTTTCTGGGGCGTTGCGATTGCTTTGCTTTACCTAATCATTGGTCGACTTGATGACATCATCAAACTACTACAGTCCGCAAAATGAACGAACCTAATAAATACGAGTATGTGAGCGAAACCAAACGCACCCGCGCCGGCTACGGCGACGTCAAGCAAGCCCTCATCGAAGGCCAGGAGCAGGGGCTGACCTACGCCGAAGTCTCCGCCAAGCACGGCATCCGCCGGCCCAGCCTTTACATCGCCGCCAAGCGGCTCGGAATCTCCCTCAAACCCTCAAAGCATACCAAATGAGAAAACCCCCTATCAACCTCACCGAATACACCCACAAGATGCCGCGCCGTTGCCACGCCCTGCTGGTGATCCTCGACGGCGGCAAGGTGGAGCATCCCGAGTTCGTGGCCTACAGCCGCGACGAGTTCGCCGACTCCATGGCCAAGTGGAAGCGGACGGTGCTGCCGACCCTCCGCCGGTCGAACGTCGAGTTCTGGGAGCTGCACAACGGCGAGCATACCTGCGTCAACCTGCTCAACCGATGAACAACCTCAAAAGGGTCAACAGGTACGGCAAGCCGCCGGCGCGGACTATCGTCCCCGAGGCGATCGCCCGTGGCCTGACGACGAAGGAGGCCGCTTACGAGTACGGGTACTCCCTCAGGGCCATCCAAGAAGCCGCCAATCGGCTCAATATGTCCTTCGTCTGGGTCGGGTTCGGCCGACCCCCTAAACACCTGCCTAACAATAATGAACATCAATAAAGGCTGGAAGCGGTTCATGGCGGTCGGCTGTTCCCACGGGATGTACGCCGACCCCAAGGCTATCGAGGGCGTCCTCAAGTTCAAGGAACGGTGGAAGCCCCACATGACCGTCCACCTGGGCGACTTCGTGGACATGACCCCCTTCATGTCGTCCGCCCGGGGCAAGGGGGACGCCATCGAGCCTGATATCGGCGGGGGCTTGAAATTCCTCGATCAGCTCCGCCCCAATGTCGTGCTGGCCGGCAACCATGAGGTCAGGCTTTGGCGCGAGGCCGCTTCGGACGACGAAGTCTACTCCGGGTACGCCATCCGCCTCATCAACGACATCACGGAACATTGCCGGAAGCGAAAAGCCCTGTTCGTCGAGTACACGGGCATCTGGCAGGCGTTCCAGTTGGCCAACTACAAGTTCACGCACGGCACCGTCTACGGCGAGAACGCCCCCCGGGACATGGCCGAGATGTACGGCAATGTTATCTTCGCCCATACCCATAAGGTCGGCCGCATGACCGGCCGGCGGGACGACACCCCGACGGGCATCAGCGTCGGCACCCTGACCCGCCGTGGTGCCATGGACTATGCCAATACGCGCCGTGCCACCTTCGCCTGGTCGCAAGGCATGGTCTTCGGCTACTATACGGACGAGAAACTCATACCGTGGGTGCATGAGCAGCCGCACGACCAAGACGAATGGGTTCTGCCCATCTGACATGAAGGCCAACGACGTCCTGAAGAAACTCTGGGCGATCAAAGCCCGCAAGGCCGACGAGGTGCCGAAGGGCTTCAAGTCCATCGACGGCTGGGCGAAGGAGTGGGACGCGACGAACGGCACGGCGCGGGTCTGGCTGCTTGAGCTGGAGAAGGCCGGCAAGATGAAGAGGGTGCGTCTGCGGTTCTTCGACGGGAAGCGGATCCAGATGAAATACTTTTTCGGTTGACGCCGAAGGGGGTAAGGGGGATAACGAATCCGCCACCTATGAAATATCTATCAGTCTGTTCTGGAATGGAAGCCGCGTCCGTCGCTTGGCACCCGCTCGGCTGGACTCCTGTCGGCTTCTCCGAGATCGAACCTTTCCCATCCGCAATCCTCAAACACCGATTCCCTAACGTACCCAACCATGGAGACCTCACCAAACACGCCGAGTGGCCCCTATCAACTGGAGATGTGGACTTGCTCTGCGGCGGGACACCCTGCCAGTCTTTCTCAATCGGAGGCAAGCGAGGAGGCATGGATGATGTCCGTGGTAAACTCGCCCTTGCCTTTGCCGAGCTGGCTGGACGACTTCGACCGCGCTGGATCGTCTGGGAAAACGTCCCGGGCGTTCTATCCAGCGGCGGAGGACTCGATTTCGCCGCCTTCCAAAGGTCGCTGGTTGACCTCGGGTATTGCTGTGCCTGGAGGCAGCTCGACTGCAATGGCTTCGGACTTCCCCAGCGTCGTAAAAGAATCTTCCTTGTCGGATATCTTGGAGACTGGCGACCACCTGCTGCGGTATTGTTTGAGCGCGGAATGTTGCAGGGGAATCCTCGAAAGGGCGACGAGGAGGGGGAAGAGCCTGCCGCTGCCGTTGATGACGGCCTTGCAGAATGTGGCGAACAAGGGATGATCCCTTACCGGAAGTCACGTCGCGCACAATCTAAGGAAGATTACGAGACTTGGGTTAAGGCTGACTTTGCCAATTGCCTTAACACGTTCGATCTGACTGGCGATATCCGGTCTACCCACGCCATCGCTTTCCAACCAGGCAACCTTCGCCGGCAGGGAGGGGCCAACCCTTCCTATGACTTCTTCCCTACGGTCTCCACGGACAGCGGAGACCAGAACGCCCATGTGGCCATCCCCCCGTCGACGGTTCGTCGACTGAGCGTCGTGGAGGTCGAGCGTCTGATGGGTTTCCCCGACAACTGGAGCCGTATCCCTTGGAAGGGCAAGCCAGAGGAGGAATGCCCAGAATCCCCGCGTTATCACGCCTGCGGCAATTCCATGGCCGTGCCGGTCATGCGCTGGATCGGCGAACGCATCAATTTCATCCATGGCAAAGTATCATCCTGACGCGATCCGCATCGAGCCTGCCGAATGGTTCGACGATGCTATCGTAGGCACGTCCAAAGACGGTTTCCTGATCTACTCCTATTATAGGCTCATCGACGTACACATGAGGTACATGAACGAGTCCGAAGAGGACAGCGCGGAATGGATTAACTTCAATGTGGTCGGCCTGACCTGCGACAACGCACCGACATTCAAGATCAGTTACGCCGCCAGGTACCAATGGAAGGAATATAAGCCGAGCTGTCTTAAAGGATTGCGTAAGCGGAAATAAGCGTCCACAAGTCAAAGAGCCACCATGACCACCGAAGATCGTATTTCCGGGGCGAGAGCCTATCTCGCAAAACTGCCCGCCGCCGTCGCCGGCCAAGGCGGACACCCCGCCACCTACCGCGCCGCCAGCATCCTCGCCAACGGGTTTGACCTCCCCTGGTCGGACGCCTGGGCTTTGCTTCAGGAGTTCAACGCCCGCTGCTCGCCCCCTTGGTCGGAGAAGGAACTCCGCCACAAGTTGAACGATGCCTACGTCAAGCCGCACGAACGCCAGAAGGGCTGGCTCGTCGCCGGCAAGGAGCGTCGGGTCGGCGCGAACGGCCGCTTCGTCTTCGACCCCACCCGGGTCGCCGAGCTGGCCGACGCCCAGACACCCTTCACGACGGCCGACGTCCTCCTGAACTGCTTCAAGGACGAGGACGTCATCTGCATCACGAACGAGGCCGGCCAGACCGAGGACGGCAAGTGGTTCCCCGCGTCCAAGGGTCTGTTCCTGACCCGCGCCGAGTGGATTACCAAGTTCTTCGGCCCAGGAGCCGTGGGGGCGTCCAAGTTCGCCGGCACGGAGTCCGGGGCATGGATTCGCATCAACCCCTTCACGCCGGATGACTTCACGGGTACGGACGGGGCGGTGTCGGCCTACCGGCACGTCTTGGTCGAGTTCGACAAGAAGCCGAAGGACGAGCAGGTGGCCATCTTCCAGCAGTCGAACCTGCCCATCAGCCTGCTCGTCGACTCGGGCGGCAAGTCCGTCCACGCCTGGGTGCGTGTCGACGCCCAGAGCAAGGAGCAATGGGAGGAACGCCGTAATACGGTGTATGACTACCTTTCCGACCATGAGCCTGATCCGCAGAACAAGAACCCTTCCCGCTGGAGCCGGCTGGGGGGCGTCATGCGCGGCGAGAACGAGCAGAAGATTGTGGCGTTCAAGGTCGGGGCTTCCGACTGGGACGAGTTCATGGTCTGGCGGGAGGGTCAGGACTTCCCCGAGGAGGTCACGACGGACGTCCTTGAGAATTACGACGTCCTGAACGACCCGAACACGGTCATCGGTCACGGCCGCTGGTTGCAGAAGGGCGGCTCGCTTCTGATCACCGCGCAGTCCGGCATCGGCAAGTCATCCTTCGCCATGCAGATGGCTATGTCGTGGGCTTGCGGGCGGGAGTTGTTCGGAATCCCGGCGAAGCACCCGCTCAAGATGGGCGTCCTCCAGGCCGAGGGCGACGTCGGCGACATGGCCCAGTCATTCCAAGGGGTGATGTCGGGCATGAGGTTGAACAACGACGAGAAGGCCATGGTCAGGCAGAACCTGCACTTCTTCAACGAATCGTCGAAGCGCGGCGACGACATCATCCAGCTCGCCCGCAAGATCGTGGTCAGGCACAAGTTGGACGTCATCGTCCTCGACCCCCTGATGGCGTACATCGGCGGGAACATCAACGACAACGTCGACGTGACGAACTTCTGCCGTGGCCTGCTGGAGCCGATGCTCAAGGAGACGGGCTGCATCGCCATCCTGATCCACCACGAAGGCAAGCCTAAGGCCAAGGAGGTCACGGACGGCCAGACCTTCTCGGACATGATGTACAGCGGGACGGGCGGGGCGGAGTTGGTGAACTATGTGCGAGCCGTCCTGAACATCCGCCGGGAGTCCAAAGACCAGCCGGTGTTCTCGTTCAACCTGTCGAAGCGCGGCAAGGAGGCTGGGATGCGTACCCCGGAGGGTAAGCCCACCCTGACCCTCAAACTGAAACACGCCGACGACCGGGTGTTCTGGGAGGTAGCCCCGCTGGCCGGCGGTTTCGAGCTGCTCAAGGTCGGGCAGCAGTTCAGGCACTTTGAGTCGAAGCCCAAGGTCAGCCGGGGGGCTTTGATCGAGGAACTGGTGGCCGACCACAAGTTGAACCGCGACCAGGCGGAGTCGCTCATCAAGGCCATGGTGACGAACGGAATCATGGAGCCGCGCAAGGTTGGGGCGTCCCTGTACTACCAAGGCACCAAGTACGACGCCTAAAGACCCCCCGAGAGAAACCGTGCTTTCGCAGAGGGCCGGGGGGTATCAAAAGGAAGACTCCACCGTGCCTTTCGGTAGAGGGGGAAGCCGTTATTCCTTTAGCCCTCTGTAAAGCCCTCTTCCTGCCCCGTGGCGGTCTTTTCAGGCTCGGGTGCGACTACTTACCCTTGCGGAGCCTCGAAAGGGCGTAGTCGACCAATTCTGGGCTTGCATACCCAGCCATGCCGGCGGCGGCATATCCGAGGGCGATATTACTGAAATACGACTGGGTGGCCATCCCGACGAGGAGGGAGGTCAGGCCGGCCGTGGCGGTACGTCGGGCGATGTACCCGAGGGTATGCCTGTCGGTCGAGCAGAAGTAGCGAATCAGCCATGAGGCCGAACCGATCATGACGCCGATGCCCACGTCGCGCAGGCTCACCGGGATGTCATCAGGGGTGGGGGGTGGTAGGGCGGCACTCACGAAATTCGGGGAGGCTTGGCGTTGGGGGCGAGGACGACGCGGCGGTAGTTCTGCGACCAGAGGAGATTGGCCATGTCCTTGCCCAGGCGGTCAATCTCTGCCTCGCTCTTTTCGGGGAAGGTCAGATGCCCCTGCTCATGGCACAAGACCTCAAGTTGACGCTTGGCACCGAGGCGGGGGTCAATCTCGATCAAGTTCTCGCCGATGGTCGCCTGACCCCATGCGCGCTGGCGACCTAACTTCGTCCAGATAACTTTGACGGACTTACGCTTTGTCATCGGGGGGAAGGGATGGGGATTGATTGACGGAGTCCCGAACCTTGTCGGTCAGCCACCAGAGGCCGAGGCCGGAGACGGCGAGGAGGGTTCCGCCGGCGATCCATTCAAAGTAGGGACTGTCGATGATGAAGGGGACGGAGCCGCAGAAGGCACCCGAGAGCAGCAGGGGGATGCCGATACGCGGGCCGAGGAAGGCCGTGGTCAACGCCCCGATGACGGCGAGACCGACGCCGGCGAGCGTCCAGGCTTGGGCGGACTTGTCCTTCTTCACCCGCTCGACCTCCTTGGTCAGCTCGACGATCCGTGCGTCCTTCAGGTCTGACACCCGCTTGGCTTCCTTCTGGTCGGCCTCAAGGCGTTCCCATGCGCGGTTGACGGCGGTGGCGAGTTTGCGTCCAAACTCCATCTGCTTCGCGTAGTCGATGGGGTCAGCCTTGGTAGCCCGAGCCATGGCGAAGGCCACGTCCGCTTCGGGAGGCTGGGGCAGGTAGGACTGTGCGAGGCGGGACTCCGCGACCACGACCTTGGGCTTGTCGGCGTTGCGCTCGATGGCGACGAGGGCCGCACCTACGCGGTGGTCGGTCTTGTCGAGGTCTTTGCCCAGCGTGACGACGTTGGACTCCTTGGTAGGGGCTTCCGGCTGGGCGGGCAGGGGAGCGTCAGCCCCCTTGCGGAACAGGCTGCACCCGGTCAGGCAGAGGACGGCGATGACCAGGAGCAGACGCATCGGGGCTTAGCGACCCTTGAGGACGTCGAGGATGGTCTTTCCCTTGGCTTCCAGCTCGGTGGCCTTGGCGGCGTGTTTGCGGAAGACGAGAGCACCGGCGATGAAGCCGACGACGAGGGAGACTGCGATCAGGATGATGGTGGTCATTTGAGGATGTCTGGTTTGAAGTCTTTGAGGACGGCGAGGTCGTCTGGGAGGGCGACCTTGGTGACGTCACGGAGAGCCTGCTTCTGGGCGGCGATGCTGGCCTGTTCGAGAAGGTCGCCACGCTCCACGGCCCGCATGAATGCCACGTCGAGGGCGGCGAGTTTCGGCGCGCGCTCCGCCCGGAGTCGGTCGAGGGTGATGGCCTTGGCTTTGTCGATGTTGATGCGGATGCTCATTCTGCGGAAAACTCCCAGGCGTTGCGGAAGGTGCGGTCTTCGGGGATGGTGTCGGCCTCGACGATGCGGAAGGGGACTCCAGCAGGAACGTCCTTAGCCGCGATCTCCTCGATGGTCAGTCCGCAATCGGGAGCCGGGATAATAATGGCGACGCCGCCTTCGGGCGTCGGGTAGATGATTCGAGGGTTGTTCATTAGGCGATTACGGCGAAGTAAGCCTCGGGTACGTCGATTTGAGTACCACCAGTAAGTTGAGCCGTCCCGACGCGGTAGGCGCTGGTTGTCTTGCTGACAGGGTTTCCTGTAGCATTGGTACGCAGACCAGCGAACCATGCACCTGCTGTTCCAGAAAGATTGATCGCAGGGGTTGGACCAGGGATGACGAGGTAGTTGGCATCCGTGAGGGTGATTGACATATTGACGGTATAATCGCCGACGCCGTTGTCCGTGATGCTCGTCACATTGGACGAAGAACGGATTGCGACGGTTCCAGTTCCATTGAAGTTGACCCAAGACTTGACGGCGTTTAGGGTCATGTTCGAGCTGAACATCCGTGCGGTCAGAGCATTGGTCGTGCTGTTATACCAGATATCGCCCTGGGCGGTTGAGGTAGGATCACCAGCAACAGGAGCAATTCGGATGCCTGCGGTCGTCGAGGAGTGGCTGAATGACGCCCTTGCACCTGCCGCGAAGGTGATAGCCGTTGTCGAGGCAGCAGAACCAATGTTGATGTTGGTATTTGAACCAGCGGCTCCACCTGTACCGATATTGATATTCTTTGCGTTGCCAGAAAGCGTACCGGAATTGCCGATATTGACGGTGATATTTCCGGTCGATGTTCCTGCGGAAAAAAGTGTTCCTGAAAAAGAATTGCTGGTTCCGCTGAAAGTGTTGGTTCCAGCCAATTGTGCCAGAGAGGAAGTCACGCCGTTGATGCGGACTTGGATGCCAGACGTAGTTGTCCAGATGTCTCCATCTACCGGGGTGGTCGGAGCAGTTCCATGAGGCAACCGAAGTCCAGCCGTCGTAATGGTAGATGCTGGCGTATTTACCAAGCCGGTGAAGGTCGCACCAGCCAGCGCGGCGTAGTTCGTCGAGGACTGCGTCGCCATCGTCCCTAAGCCAAGGTTACCGCGAGCCGTCGGGATGTCGGCCAGTCCTGCGAGGTTCTCAGACTTGGCGAGGTAGGACGAAGGCGAGAAGTAGGAACCGTCCAGCATCAACGATCCAGTCGTGACCGTTCCGGTCGTGACGGAATTGGCGTTCAATACGGTAGTGCCAAGCGAGTCCTGCAAGGTGATGACAGGCCATCCGAAAGTTGTGTCATTAGCCGTCAGCGTGATTGTGTTGCTCGGGTAGGTAGTATCCGTGACAACCAGCGGGTTCGTGATCGTTCCGCCGTTGAACGAGCCGCCGGTGGCAGCAGTCGTCTGGGTTGTTCCGTCAGGGAACTGGATACCGTCACCGAAGACTTTTACGGTACTGTTATTGATGTCCTTGACGACAAGAGTCCCGGAGTAGTTAAGGCCAATGGTAGACTGGTCATATGCGCTGACAAGGACGCTGGAGTAGGGGCTTGCAGGAGTAGTGACAAGTCCGCCGCCTGACAGCGGAAGCACCTGCTTCCATTGGCCGTTCATGCGCCCCCAAGTATTGTCGTCCGAAGGGGCGTCGTCGATTCCAGGGGTGAAGGCAATCCATTCGTTGTTCTGACGACCGTAAATGCCACCGCTCGGAGCCTCCCCGATGCCAGCCGTAGTCTGTACTGTGGAGTCTGCGAAGGTGATGCCGTTATAGTTATAAACAGTCGCAGGGTTTTCCGCGTAATTGAAACTCAGACCATTAGGGGTAAGTGAAGCAGAATTAACCGCGCCGTCCTGAATGTATAGATTGTTGTAGGAAAGGGAACCTGTTGCCGTGCTTTCAGAATTAACGGCTTGGATTGCGATGTTGGCGGTAACAACTCCGAACGTAGGAGACGAAGACCAAGCTCCATCCTTGCGGGTATAGGAGAGGCCATCAGACAATGCGTCGCCGATGTAACCTTGGGACATGACCCAAGACTCCGTCGCGTAGCCCGACAGATCAGCCGATGTGATGAAGTTCGACGGATTCCCGGTCAGCGGATAGAAATTGGTATTAACCCAAGACTGAAGGGCATAGCCAGTCAGGTAGTCCGCCGTGATAAAGGCGGAGGGATTTCCGTCCAGCGGGTAGAAGGTGGCGACGGCGGTTTCGGCGCTGATGAAGTTAGACGGGTTGCTGGCGGGGTAATAGACGGCGGGGTCGATGCTGATGTTTCCATCGACAAGATACATAGGAGCCGTAGCCGAGACGACCCCAGCAGGGCCAGGGACGCCCTGCTCACCCTGCGGGCCTTGGATGCCTTGTTCGCCCTGAATACCCTGCGGGCCTTGAGCGCCGACTTCACCCTGCGGGCCTTGCGGGCCAGTCGCCCCCGTGGGGCCGACTTCGCCTTGGATACCCTGCGGGCCTTGGATACCCTGCTCACCCTGCGGCCCAATCGGGCCTTGCGGGCCTTGGATGCCGGCAGCTCCCTCAAGGTTGACCGTCCAGGCGGAGTAGGTTCCCGCACCCGTGTGGTTCTTGATATCCACGACCATGGCTCCCGTCAGGGCGTTATAACTGACGACATCGCCATGCATATGGTTGGCGTTGTCATACGCCACGATGACTGACTGCTGGGTCGTGTAGGCGAGGCCAGTCGCGACCGTCAGGTTCTTGAGTCCGTTGCCGAGGGTCAGCGTCGTGGTCGAGGTCGTCGCGTACTTGTCGCCGTTGATGCCCTGTTCGCCTTGAGGGCCTTGGGGGCCTTGAGGGCCGACCGGGCCTTGGACGCCTTGGATGCCTTGAGGGCCTTGGGGGCCTGTGGCTCCAGTAGGGCCTTGCGGGCCAACCTCGCCTTGGATGCCTTGGAGACCCTGAATGCCTTGCTCGCCCTGAATGCCTTGCGCACCCTGTGGGCCGGTGGCTCCAGGGACGCCTTGGATACCCTGATCGCCCTTGTCCCCCTTATCTCCTTTGTCGCCCTTGACTCCTTGGATGCCCTGCGGCCCTTGCGGGCCTTGCGCGCCGGCTGGGCCTTGAGGCCCGGGGATGGCCACCGTCGCGGTGAGGGTGGCGTTAGAACCGACGATTGCGGCAAGGACTACCTCGCCTTCGACGGTGGCGTTCATGGACGCACTCGTCGGGATGACAACGGAGAAGCCCATTAGGAAGCCGGGTTAGGGGTGACGCTGTTGATTACGTTGAGCTGCTGGATATTGGAACCGAAGGAAACCGTGCCGTTCGTCCAGATGACATCCCAGTTGGCCGTGCCGATGTGCCAGTTCGCCGTGTTTGGGAAATTGCAGGTGAAGGACAGGCCGTCAGGGGCGACGGTGACGACGAGATCGTGACGCTGGGAGCGGGAGTCGAGGACGGAGGATTTGACCTCGTACCCGAGGAGATTCGCCGGCCAGCCTGGT